GCGTGGCGGTGCCGCCTGCGCCGAGGAGTTGGTTGGAGGTGATCTTCTTCGTGGTTCCCGATGCGGCCATCGTCGTGTCAGAGACATCAACGATAGGGAACACATCGACCGCTGGATCGACGGTCGTGATCGCCGTCAGTGCTGTGATTTTCGTGTCTGCCATAAACTGTTAATTCGCTTGGATGATGAGTTTACCGGAGTCCTCTCGCAGCAGGAATGACGCATCCTCCAGCAAGATGGAATCAAATGTTCCGAAAGTGATGACGATCTTGTCCCCGTCCTCCAGCAGTACGATGAAGTCATCCTCCTGACGCAAGTCCCGGCGCAGGATCGGCAGATCGCCGGGGGTGACACTACCCCCACCGTTCGATACCAATCGTGTTCCGAGCGCAAGAGTCATCAGGATTGGATCACACCGTTGAACGCAATTACCTGACCGCTAGAAATCTGGAAGCTCTCAATCGGACCAGGCAGCGTGATGCCAGCAGGGATCGTCGCTGTGGACCACGAACCGCTGATGTTGTTCCCGGTGATCGCTGAGAAGGTTGTGGGAGCGATTGTGGTGACAGCCACAAATGGGCCAGTGGTCAGCGTAGTGACGGTCACGAGCTGGAACCCACCCTGCCCCATCGAATACTGAATCGCCTGATTTGATACGTCGCTCATATATCCCAGATCTTCCGAATTTGATTCTTGGTGAAAGTACTCTCGAAGCGCGATCCCTGACGATCTTCCAACCGGCTGAACCCGCGCTTCACATGATCCTTGAGTTCAGCTTCGCGGGCAAAGCCGGTGACCCCGAAGCAGGCCACCGGCTGACGCTTCCAACGCCTGCCCTCGTGGACAATGGACTCGGTGCCCATCGGAGCGATTTGCTCGATGCAGCGTCCGTTGTTCTCGAAGGTGTAGATCGGCATGTCAGGACATCGACTCTTCGTCGTACTTCTCGGCCATGTTCCGCATGGACTTCTCATCCATGTTACCGGCCATCTCCATCTTGTCCTCGCCGGTCTTCTCGTACTCGGCTGGCATGCCGTTCACGCTGCGAATCTCGATATAGGCTTCGCCGCCATCGAGCTTCTTCAGTACACCGCGAACATCATCGAGAACCACTTCATCACCCACTTCCGGGACGGCTCCATTGCCGTCCTCGGTATCAGTGGAAAGAGCCTCGACTGGAATCGAAATCATGGGCGCATTGTTGTCGGCTTCTTCGCATCCGCAAGCGGAATGAGAAGAGGGGGCACCACCATTACGATGATGCCCCCTCGGGCCGACGGCAATCACCATGATGGTGGCCGTCCTTGGTCGCATATTACAGCGTGGTCGAGGTCTTGGTCCGATGCACCAGGTACCACACCGGGTTGCCGGTCGAGCCGGTGTTACCAGCGGCCAGACGCAGCGTGGCGAAGAACAGTTTCACGCCAACGGTGACGAGCTGGTTCAGCGGGTCGCTCTTGTCGGGGGTGTCGGTGATCACGATCTTCGGGGACAACGGATCATCACCGGTGAGAGCGGGGATACCGAACGCCTCGTTGCCGAAGAAGAACGAAGCGATGATGTCCTTGCCGGTGGTGAGACCGCCGCCAGCGGCACTCGCCTGATAGACGAACTTGTCGTTCTCGGTCGCAGAGCCGGTGCTGACGAACGAGTTGGTCTGGGTGACCACGCGGCAACCGTAGATGGAGCCAACCTCGCCCTTGTAGAACGGCTGTCCCTTGTTGCCGTAGTTCGACGCGTTCAACCAATCGCTGTCGCGCATCAGGTCGCGGGCCACACGAGGATCGGTGGCGAGGACGTAGCCACCATTGATCATGGGGGCACGGTTGCGCTTCAAACGGGTCATTGAGTCGAGGACAGCCGAAGCGGTCATCGTGGTGTTCGCAGCCGTGGTATCGGCATTCAGACCGGCGAAGGTCTGAGTGGTCAGCGTGGCGGGGTTGCCGTACACGCAGATACCACCGGAAGCAGCGGCGGTACCGCAAGCGTCCGAGTTGTCGAACGTGCCACCACCCTCGGCGGCGGAACCGATGGAGGAACCGCTCGCGGTGAGGTTGGAACCGATCAGGGTGTTGCGGATGACCGAGTCAACCCAGAGGGCCATGTCCAGACCAGAGGTCTTGGTGGCCTGCTGGAGGCTGTTGAACAGATCGGTGGCGCGGAGGATGTCGGTGAGGCCGATGACCTGGCCGTACTGGGTCAGGCTCTTGCTCAAAACATTGAGCGCGAGCTGACGGTAGTTGGCCGAGGAGATCGGAGTACCTTCGTTCGTGTAGGTAGTCGGAGCAGCCAGAGTCTGGATGCCACCAATGCTCGGAGAACCGAAACGGAACATGCTGATCGCACGATTACCGTTGTTCTTCGGGATCGGCGTCTTCATGGCGAACTGATCGAGGATCGTCTCCTGCTGGACGATGCTGAGCAGCTCCTTGCTGAAGTAATTCTGGAACTGGTTGACGAGCGTTTGGGACTGAGTAATGCCTGCCATATTTTTAGTTGTGGTTGTGCTACTGGCTATTCGCGTCCGCTATCGAACTCCCTGCTGGCCCGCATNNCTCTGCTCCTTGAGAGATAGCTTGGAGAAATCCTTCTCCTCAGCTTTCAGTGGTCCGCTCGCAACGCCTTTACCAATAGCTGTCTTCTGCTGGAGCTTTCCGAGTTGTTCCTTGAGCGTCTTGTTCTCTTGCTCAAGTGCTTGAGACATCGATGCAGTCTTCTGAAGTTTCACAATCTCCACCGCATGCACGAGGCCATCTGGCACCGTGGTCAGCAGCGGGAACTGCTGAAGGAGCTGAACGGTCTGTTTGTACTCGGCACTGTTCTGATCCTTGAGCCATCCCTCTTTCTCAGAGAGTCGGCCATAGTTGTCAGCCCATGCCTTTTGAAACTTCTCGGTCTGAACCTTCTGAGCTTGTTCGCCAGCGATCTTGCGGACGCCTTCAGCCTTGGCTCGCGCTGCCTTGGCCAACTGAGAATCGCCATCAGCCTCGAACTCCTTGGCCGCAGCCTCGTAGTCCTCTGCCGTGTAGCCCTTCTCGTCACGGTACGAATTGGTCTCGGCAATCTTGGATTGCTCCCGTTGCTTACCCCACTCTTCCCGCTCGCGCCGCAACGCTTCCTTCTCGGCCTTGATAGCCTCCTTCTCAGCGTTGATCTGCTCCCAGGTCTTCGCCTTGCGGGCGTTCTCCTGAGCGAACCTGCTCTCCTGCTTCTTCTCCTGCTTCGGAGCCTCTTGCTTCTTACCGCTGCTTGCCTCCTCCGTCTTGCTGGTCAGCGACTCTTCCTTCCCGGCGGGAGCAACCTCGTTGTTCCCTTGCTCAGTCGGAGCTTCCGTTTCTGTCGGTTGCTCCGCTTTCTGGCTGTCGATATCGACACCGGAGTCGAAGTCGTTGGCCAATGCAAGCATGGCATCGGCATTCATCACTTCATCTGACATATTGTGCTTTTACTCGTTTGCTGGTCCGCACAGACCAACAACCGCAACTTTGATTCTATGTGTTCGTAGCAGAATCCGAATCACTATCCTGCTCCGTAATGATTGATTCCTGATCGGCCATCACTTCGATGACCTTCACAAGACTCGCCTGACCCATTGCAAAGCCAGCCGAGTATTGCAAATGGTTTCGGTCCGTAATCGCAGAAGCGTTCTGCATCAGAACCGTGTTCAGGAGGGCGTCCTTGAACTTCTTCCCGGTGTCGCCATTGAAAAAGCTATTGAGCGCGATGGCATCTTCCTTTGTCCAAGGAGACGGTTCCACCCACTTCTGATGGCGGGTGAACGTCCACGCGGCCCTGAGTCTGCCAATGATTGTGACCATTTACTTCGCGGCCTTCTTGCGACCGGCGACCGCACGGCGCGTGAACTCCTTGGCCCCGAGCTTCTTGCGCCCGATCCAAGCGGCCAGAGCCTTCGGATCATCCGCGCCTTCCTTACGAAGCTGAGCGGCCAGTTTGCTGAACTTTCCCTGTTTCTTCATGGTAGTGGTATTCGTGTCACCAGGCCGCGCAACTCCAATGGCGCGGCGTGGTCTTGTCCGTAGCCGTATCGCAGTTGTGCCGCGCACGGAAGCTCTTTCGATGGGCCGGGCTGTTCTTCTTGATGCTCATGTTGGGGTCGCCAAAGCGCACCTTGATCACTGTCCCTTTAGGGGTCCGCACATACACGGCACTCTTCTTCGACTCGCCCGGTGTGCGGAACGGCTTGTTCAGCGTGACATTCTTGCCGTGGTATTCAGCCATATCATTCTCCTCCAAATAGCGGTGTCTCCTGGATCTCGGTGAGCGTGGCCTTCCGGTTCACCTTGTGGAACCGAGTCTTGGGCGGCACCCCTTCCTCGAGCGGCTGCATGGTCAGCTCCTTGCGCGGCTCGAGCGGAGTCGCCGGTGCCACGCTCACCACCACCACCGGAGCTTGCGCCCGGTACTCACCGCACCAATCGGATTCGTTCATAGTAGGCCAACAACTGGGTCTCCCGGTGGGCGGGAACCGGCGGCATGTCCGATCACCGCCACGGAAATAGAAGCATTCGTTACAGGTCATGCGACAGGGGCGGGCGCGGGCGGAGCGGGCTGCATCGGGATCTGGGGCTGGGCCTGGGCCTGCAACATCCCCGTACTCTCGAGGAACTTCTGGATCTCCTTCCGCAGCTTCCTCGCCTCGTTAGTGGCCACCTGCTCGTAGCCTTGCAACAGACT